GATGCTGCAACAGGAGCGGATCTTACATTAGGTGCTGCTTGCACTAATGGTAATAAACGTTCTGATAATTATGGAGTAAATTTCGGCTTAGAATTAGCTACGGCTACCCCTACTGCTACTGGTACTACTAAATTCGCAACCGGTTCTAGTGTTTCATTACATGATGCTAATTTATGGGTTGACTATGTTTTCCTTGATACCGATGAACGCAGACGCTTTGCTCAATTATCCCATGAATATTTAATTGAACAATTACAATTCACTGGCACCGATACCATGTCTCAATCTGCTTCTGCTGATAGCATGAAACCAGTTAGACTTAACTTCAACCATCCATGCAAAGAACTTATTTGGGCTGTTAAATCTGACAATAATGAATCAAAAGAACAATACCCATTCTGGAACAACTTTTCAACTGCTGAAAGTGAAGATATTGATACTAAAACTGCAAATAATTACAGTACCTCTAAAAATCCTACATGGCAAGCGAAAATTATGCTTAACGGCAATGATCGTTTCGCTACTCGCAAAGGTGATTATTTCTCCCTTGTTCAACCTTACCAACATCACGAAAATACTCCTGATGAAAACCACAAAGGTATCAATGTATATTCTTTCGCTCTTAAACCCGAAGAGCATCAACCAAGTGGCACTCTTAATATGTCTCGCATTGATACCGCGGTATTATCGTTATCTTCTCGTGTAGCTGGTACTATCCACGTATATGCGGTCAACTACAACGTTCTCCGTATATTATCTGGTATGGGTGGTCTCGCTTATTCCAATTAAAAAAATAATTTATTTAATAAATCTATATTATTTTTATACATGTATAATATTAAACCATTCAAGTATATTATCATCAGTTATAATAACATTATTTTCAATAAGTACCATAATATCAAATAATTTTTTAGATAACAAATATGATATTTCTTGTATATAGTTATTTAATCCAATGTTTCTTTCATTATAGCAATAATCTATCTTATTATATAAGATATCAATACATTTATTATTAAGTTTTTTAATATAATAGCTAAGTCGAGCTTCATAATGGCTCATTTTATCATCTTTATATCCTAAAATATCTGGCTTCAAACTCTTAATCAAATACGATTCAACCATATCACAATTGTAATTATTAATTTTGTCTTCAAGTAGCATATTGAAATTAGTTTTTTCTTTAACTAGACTATTACATAGTTTAGATGATTCAGAGAGTTTTTTTAAGGTTCCAAAATCATTATTTAGATAACGCATGATGTTACCATTGAAATCTTCAATAAACACGTTGTTCATAATGTTAATAAAAGTATATTAACATATATTATCATTTTTTATATAAAAAATGAATAATATCCTTGATATTTATTAAGTTAAAAATGAGGTGTTATAGTTGTAATAAGAAATTGAATACTTTGGAAGGATTAACTAATAAATGCAAATGTGGTAACCATTATTGTAGCAAACATTTATTTTATACAGATCACGAATGTACATTTGATTATGTTGTTGATTATAAAGAGAAGGCTACTAGCAATATAGTAAATTTAACGAATAAAGTAATTAAAATTTAAAAATGAGTACATAATTTATAAAAATATATAAATTTCACAAAGTTTATGAAAATAAGATTATAATAAAATTATGTACTCAAATTATTAAATAAAAATTGATATAAGAATATTATTATATGAAGTCGTATTATAAATGAACGATATAGAAAGAGCTATGCTTTTTCAAAAAGCTGGAGATATTTTAATGGATAATTTTAGCGATACATATTATTGTGATATTCCAGAAAAATATAAGTATCTATATAATATTTATATTCCATTGTCATCTGGAAACAAAAGAAAAATTAAAGAGTAATTATTGTTTCTTTGTGGGCTTCTTTTTTGCTGGTTTTTTTGTCGCAGATGCCTTATTAGTTGATATCTTTTTTTTAGTTTTTTTAACACATGAATTACAATATTCAAGTAAAATTAAAAAATTATTAATGCTATCATCTTGCTTTCCGACCATTTATACTCTAATTAATCATTAGAAATAATAATGCTATCTAAATAAGGATTGAGTATTTCGTCTACAATAAATTCAGGCTTAAACTCATCATAATTCATAAAGATTTTTAAGAGTTGTTCTGAAAATCCGGAAACCATTGCAGTACCCTCTGTATCGCAGTTAACAGGGAATGTTCCTTGATTATCTGAATTGAGATTCCAGAATACAAACTTAGGTGCTGTATAACCACTCTTTTTATATTTTCTAATAATATTCTGATAAATTGTTTCCAATTCATCTTCACCATCTGTTGCATCATTAAATTGCATATCAGTGAATACAAAGAGTTTCTTTGGCATTTCGTTATCTGGAATATTATGTTTAATACCATAGCTGATAATAGCTTCACAGCATTTAACAAAATCTGTGCTAAAACCATATCTTACATTCATCATAGAGTTAAGTGATTCAAACAAACTAGGTTCATTATATTCCAATGTTACCAGCTCGGGTTCTTCACTAAATGTGATAAACTTATTTTTAAACAAACCATTGCAACATTGTGATGTAAGAATACCAAGAGAAACAGCTACTTGTGCGGGAATACTGCCATTTCTTGCTCCAAACATTGAACCAGACAAATCTACTATTGCCAATGAATTATCAAAGTTACCAGATTTTTTAACATTTTCTAGAATAGTTTTCCACTGCAACTCAATAGTTTCATTTGGTCCATAATCATCATTATGACGTGTATCAATATAATATTTGGACAATTCGTGAGGCAAGATACCAGTTACTTTGATTTCTGCTTTACCACTTCTAACATCAGCAAGATATTTAAGATATCTTTCTTCATCGTGTTTCATAAAGGCATTAAGTAATTTTTTTGATGCTACACCAGGTACTGCTTGATAATTAATATCACCCCATTTTCCACTACACATTAGAGTCTCGACAATATTAATTTTTTTTCTAAGCGGAACAATGATTTCCTTGCGATATTTTTCCATTCGCTTATTATCATCCAATCCATAAATTTCTGTTGCAACACGTTTAGCCATATGCTTTCGCTTATCATTTCTATCATTTTCACTAGGAGCCCATTTGGCACATAGCGAAACACTTTTATCATCTTCAAGCAAAAGCTTATCATTTAATAGTTTGTTTGAAAACAACTTCATTTCATAATTTTTATTTATAGTACTGGAATTATGATTATAAGTAATATAAAGTAAATCTTTCCAGCAACCATATTTATTAATGTAATTTATTAGATTATCACAATATGTGGCAAACTTATATGTTCGTAGCCACATCATTGCTTGATTAGCAACCTTCTTTTCTTTTTTTCCATTTACTCTATCACGCCCATTGAAAATGATTGCGACAGTTTTCTTTGGGTCTTCTTTCCAACACTTTTCAAGATATTCGTAGCTTACTTTTTTATCCAAGTCGCGAACAAACATCATAAAATAATCAACGATATTGCTTCCAGTAGTTTTAAGAGATACAGCTCCGTTGGTAGTTGTAGTGTAAGACATTATTGAAAGTAATGTATTATATAAAAATAATCTTATATCAATTTTTAATTATTTATTTAGCAGCCGCAGCAGCAAGTTTGCTAGCAGATGGTGGGAAGTGATGGGAGATAAGTTTTTGAAGGATAAAGTAGTTAATTTCTTCTTTGGCATCAACATTTAGGATTTTGCGTAGCTTTTCATCGGGAAGGATGAAGCGTTTGTTTTCTGGTTTGTTAAGGTTATGTTCTTTGATATAGGCATTGATAAAGCGTGTGATATCAGTGCGAGATTTTTCGGTACCACGTGGTTCACCAATAAAATCACAGAGTTCATCTGAGATCTTATTAGGCTTAGCGAAACCAGATGGAGAGTTTTTGGCATTTTGACGTTTCTTTTGTACCTTGTCAATGATTTTTTGCTGTTTATCCCATTCTTTGCTTAGAACTTTAAGTTGTCCTTGAAGTTCTTTGCCCATAGCTACAAAGGCGTTAACTTTTTCAATAACGCTAAGAATAACATTTTCTTGTGGAGCTGCTTGTTGTGTGGTATCCGGTTTTACAGGTTCTTCAACTTTTTTAACAGGAGCTGGTTTTACTGCATCTGTGGCTTTAATTACAGGTACTTTTGTAGCAACAGGTTTTTTTGCTGCAGGAACAGGAGCTTTTTTTGTAGCTGCGGGCATTATATATCGTATTTACTTTATGGATATTTATATATTCTTTTGTTTATATCATTTTATATCAGCGTTTAAAAGATATTAATAATAATTAGAATGAAAGTACAAAGAATTGGTACCTATAAAACAGGATTTAAATATTTTAAAAAAAATAATGAAATAACGGATGAAATACAATTAGATTTTTTTAAATCTCTTAAAATACCACCAGGCTATGATAATGTAACTATAACTAATGGAAAAAAAATAATAGCATACGGATATGATTCAAAAAATAGAAAACAAGTTATATATAACCCTAAATTTATATTAAAACAAAATAATATTAAATTTAAAAAAATTAAAGACTCAATTAAGTATTTTTCTAGATTAAAAAGAAAAATCAAAAAAGATATTAGTACTGATAATGGTATTGATAAAATTTGCGCAATAATAATAACCTTAATTTTAGATTGCGGTTTTAGAATAGGTAATAAAAAATATGAAATTGATAATGATTCTTATGGATTAACAACACTAAAAAAGAAACACATATTTATTGAAGATAATTTTATAAAGATCGATTTTATTGGTAAAAAAAAAGTAAGAAATACAGCAATATGTAAATCTAAGAATATATATAAATTTTTATTTGATAGACTAGATAATATTAGTGACGAAGAATATATATTTAAATATGATAATAAATGTATAACATCAATTGATGTTAATAGATATTTATATAATTTCTATAAAAGATTTAATCTAAAAATAACAACAAAAGATTTAAGAACATTAAATGCCAATACTTTATTTATGAAATTTTTTAAATTAAATATTGATACAAAAAATCCAATAAAAAAATCAATTGAAGATACAGCAATAAAATTACACAATACTTATGCTGTATGTAAGAAAAACTATATTGATCCTGAAATTATTAAAATGGCAGAAAGTAAATTAAATAAAAAATAAAAATTGATTTTTTTATATACTATAATATAAGATTAAACTTTGTTATAATATAAAATGGATATCACAAGTATTATCAAAAATATTAAGGAAATGTTAGTGGAACGTGGTGATGATATATCCCTATTTGAAGAACACGAACTTTCAGTTGATAAAGAAGAATATGAAAATGATAGAAATATAATAGAATTTCAAACTTCAAATACAACAGTTATATTTGCATTAACTAAAAAATTAAAAAAATATATAATGGATGAACTAAAAAATTTTGAAGCAGATATTAATAATTTTATAACAAAATATGGTAATAAAAAAAACGTAATATTAATATTTAATAATGATAATGTATCTCAACCAGTTATTACACAATTAAATAAATATGATAAATTATTTCAGAAAAATGATGGTCAATTGCAATATTTTCATGCTCAACAATTAATGTTTAATCCAACAAAGCATGAATATGTACCAAAGCATATTAAATTAAGTGACAAAGAAGCATCTGATTTTATGAATGAATATATGATTAAAAGTAAGTTATATATGCCTATTATATTACATAATGATCCAATAGCAAAGTGGCTTGGATTAAAACAAGGTGATATTGTTAAAATTGTTAGATATAATGAAAATAGCGGTGTTTCGTTTTACTACAGATCTTGTTTTTAAATAAATATATATATTATTATAGAATAGACTATAACATAATATGAGTATGGAGGTTCATAATGTTAAATATAATGAAGTTAATAAATTATTAGGTGATATTTATAGTAAATATATTAATATTAATAATTCAGCAGAATCAAGAACTCCATTTATAAAAGATACATTACAAAAAATAAGTGATGAAGATATTAAAGATGTTAACTTTGGCCAAGAAACTGCTAATGGTACTTATAAAATAGACAAAACATCTTTTACTGATTTAATTAAAGAATTAATATATTGTAAAATTGGTAATATAGATATTGACCTAAATAATCCTATTGATAATACACATAGAACAAAGGGATATTTAAAATTTGTTAAATCAAAAGCAAATAGAGTTACTGGTGAACTTGCAATTGAAAAAAATAAACAAATTAGAAATAATATTTTATGTAGCATGAACTTGGTAAACGTATTTATCGATATATTAGATGCTTATAATAATTTTTTAAATGATAGCGCAAATTTAGAACATTTAAAAAAGAAAGTTAATAATATTGTTATTGTTAACAAAAATGCAAAAAAATATGCTGACAATCACAAAGGTAACGCTAATCATGGTTATTGGATAGAATCAGGAACACAAGCAAATGAAGTTGCTATATCATCGTTATATTTATCTATAAATTCATATTCGGGTGATGAATATACAAATAATTTATTTCGGCATTTTATTGTAAATTATGATGCCACAATTGGAGTTGTAAGTGATCCATTGGATATATATAATCATAATAATGAAATTACATCAGTAGCAACAGGATTATTTAATACTAGCTTAAAAATTATAAATAATAATGTTTCTCCAACTCCAACTAATATAATAACAGGTATTGTAATAAATGTTCCACCAGATGGTAGACCAGTAATTAAAAAAGATAAAAATGCAGCAAATCCTGTTAATGATATAATATTAAATGATATTGATAATACTATAATATCAAATACTAATTTATATGATGCTTTGTTAGAACGCGATAGAAGACTATTCAAAGATTTTTTAAATTTAATTATTAATTTAGATTTAGTAAATAGAAGAATCCAAATTAAAGCATTATTAACATATTTTAAAGTAATTAAAGAATATTTTTATATTGCATTAACATCAGGAAATTTATTATTTAATAGCTATTTTAATAAAATACAATTATCAGGTAGTACTCCTACACAAGCTGATTTTGCCATAAATGAAGGATATGCTATTAGATATTTAGATAAAGATGAAATACTCGCGGAATCACATCAAATATATACTAATGGAAATACAACAACACGATCTAATTCAGGATACACAGATAATAATGAAATAATAAGTAATTCAATAGGTGATAATTATAAAAAATCTTATTTTGGTAGAGCAAAAAAAGAAAATGATAAAACTAATGGTTATATGAATAATATTGTTAAAAATATACAAAATATACAAAATATTGGCGCAGAAGAAACAGGATTATCTATGAGCTCATCATTTGAGTTTTCTAACGCCGGTTTTATTGCATCTATAGAAACTGATAATACAATTAGAATAAAATCACGTGCTCAATTTTTAATTAATAAAATATCTAGTCATTCAGGTGCATTAAGTTCAATAATATATGCAACAGGTCCCGATTCACATGATACTGATGATAATAATGCTTTATCAAGTGACATTACATTTAATAAAACTCTTGTTGATACAGCAGTATCAGATAGTAGTATGCCTCACAAAATTAAAAATTATTTATTTGATAGAGATGCAAATAAGTTATCTAAAGAATATATTATAAAAATTAATAATATTTCATATGAACTAGTAAAAATAGATATTGATAATTCTGATAAATTTGAATTAGTTATTAAAGCTAGATTACAATATCCAACACAATCAGCTTCACATTTAAAATCTGTACCAATATTACAATTACCATTTGATAAAGTAACACTTTTTGATTCTAATAATAATTATTTAGGTTCAGATACAACTAATCCAGATAGATATTATAGATCATTTGAGAGTGCAAGAGGATGTAAAATATATTTTCACAATATGTCATCACCGGATGGTGGTGTAGATAATAAAGTAAAATTAACAATAAAAAACCCACTTGATTATAAAGCAGGATATATAAATAATATTGAATCTATTAAAAGTATAAACAATAAAATTAATTCAAATGAATCTAGAATTAAAAACGCAAGAACATTATACGATTTAAATAAATCAAAAAATGATATTTTATATTATCAATTAATATCATACATAGTAATATTAGTAGGTATTATTATAGCACTTATATTAACATATACTATGAATATGGATAAACCAACTACTAAACTTGTAGCAAGTATATGTTTTGGTATTGTAATATTGCTATTAGTTACATATTATATATTAAGTGTATTATATATTGAAGCATTTACTCTTAATAATTTTATTGAACAATTTTCTCAACAATATTCTTATCCAGCTATAAATGGAAATGCTACTATGGAGTTTATCTCTACTGATAAATATAAATACCCAGAGCAAAAAGTAGAATTTGTTCAAAATCAGTTAATATTATTAAATAATAAAATTATTCAAGCATTAGAATTGGCAAATGTTGCAGTGGGACAAGATAGTTCAACTGATGCGTATACCAAATTATTAAATATTACAGATTATGAAAGAGTATCCCGAGATAATATTAACAATATATTAAATGTCAAATCTGATAGTTCAAAAATACATATTGACTTACTAAAATATAATATAGCTGTAAATAATATAAATATTAAATCTGTTTTAATGTTATCACTTGCAATAGTAGGATTATATAATATTAATGTTTATACGGATAGTAAATACATGGAACATATAGCATTTATTGGTGGATTTATATCAATAATTATATTAGCATATTATTTAATATACTCTAACTCAGTTGTTAGAACAAGATCAAATAATGTTTATTGGGGAAAAGAACATAAAACAAATTATAGTAATATTTAATTAATTATTTTTTTATTATTATTTAAACATATAAATATTATATAAATGTACTATGACTACAAACGATACATTAAGTTCAAATAGCGAAAAAACAAGTGAAGATTCAAGTGAAAAATCAGAAGATAATTCTGATAAAGATCCTTCATATATTAATAATTATGACGACGAAGATGACGACGAAGATGACGACGAAGATGACGACGAAGATGACGACGA